ATTGGAGATAAGATTATGAACGGTACTTTTCACTGGAACAAACAACCAACAGCAATGTCCTTAGATGTAAGTCTTGAGGAGTTGTGTCAACTATGGGTTGCATTAAACGATTACAGCCAGTACTACGGTACGTGGAATGTGATCGATGAAATGCTCAGAGATATTCTTGAGGGTATGGAAGGCAACCGTTTTATTGTGAGTACGTTTGTAGAAGAAACATTAGAACTTGAAACAATTTAATTAACATTATTAATTGGAGATAATATTATGAACGTAACATTTGAGAACGTAACAGTAAGCATCCCTCGTGCAGACGTGTTGGAAGCTGCACAAGAGCAGGGCTGGTATGTATATGAGTATGCTTCGGAGCTAGCACAAGGGGCGGCAGAATACTGCTGCTCTGATGACCTGCTGTGTGAGATGTCAGAGGATGATATTATACAATACGCCGTAGATAATGCAGGTGAGTTTGCTGTGCTTGAGTACATTGAAGACAGCACCATCACTGAGTACGCTAGTAGCTTAGAGAACGTGGACGTTGATACGTGGTTTAATACTAGTGACGTGGGTATGCGAACACACATGCTCAACAAACTACTCAAGCACGTTGACACGGTAGACTTAGCCTATGTCAATGAGAAGCGTATTGCATCACTGGCTATCGCTTATGCTAACCATGTACTAAACAAGGAGTAAGTACTCTCATGCCCCTATTTATGCCAACTATTACCATATAGCATAGGTAGGGGTTTACTTCTAACGGGAATCATGCTATAATATTCTTTTAAACTAGTTCATCACAAGGACAGCGTATGCCACAAGATATAGTATTAGATGTTTGTTTATTAATTGTTTGTTTAATTATTCTAACGGGTTGGTTTGCTATATAGACTATATAGAGGAAAGGTTATGTATATTTATGAGTTTGACGTAAGTAAGTTAAGTGTAAGAGTTGAGCGATCAGAGTCAGAGTATGTACCTGACGCTGTTATCATTGAAGGTAAAACTAAAGACAACGCTACTGTGTACCTACGCTGCACTGTGCCTAGTGACTGCGTAATTAACATTGCTAATATAGGCACATTGATTGAGGAGAGCGGAGAATGAAAACACACAAAGAGACTGTATACATTAACGATGTTGGGTTTGATGTTAGTTACCAAATATGTCCTGCTGAGCCTGATGTTGGCATTATGAGTTCATACATTGAGATTGTAGATGTAGAGTGTGGCGAGACATTTACTTGGACTACTGCGTTAGAAGATACGTTGATTAGTTTGATTGATGTTAGCGACAGTGATGATGGCTACGGTGATTACTTGTATGACAGATACCGTGATGAAATGATGATGAGGGACTGGTGATGAGTGATTTGCCGATATTTACCCGCGAAGCAGATGACCGCATAGCAGAGCTAGAGGCAGAGAACGCCGAGCTATGTCAGCTAACGAAAGAAGTCACTGCTGAACTGGAAGCCGAGAACGCGAAGCTGCGGGAGTGGGAAGAGGAAGCTATTAGGCTGCTACGACAGGTTCCACCTGATCGCTCTTGGCTATCTCAGTTCTGGATAAGGGATGTAAAGAAACTATTAGGAGATAGAAGCACATGACTGAAGAAGAACGATTAACCAAGATCAAGACCATAGTAGAGTACAGCATTAACGTAATGCCTGTAGTTGAGATGGTAGAACTAGCCTCTCAATTCCTTATGGCTGAGCTATGGACTAAGGAGGACAAATACATTGATGCTTGTCACAATGACGTTACAGGCACACACAACAGCCAAGTGCACTGAGGTAATGCTATGGCATGGGTAGAGAGGCATATAGCCTGTGAGGACTGCGGCAGCAGTGATGGGCGAAGCATAGATGACAATGGTTGGTCTAAGTGCTTTGCCTGCGACACTAACAAGAAGGTAGATGGTGATTATGAAGCACCAAGGAGGACACATAAAGTGAGTGACTTTAGTAGCACGTTAGGTACTCTCATCACTGGCAAGACAGCAGACCTGTCAAGCCGATGTATAGCGCCTACAGCAGCAAAGAAGTTCGGTGTGGTAGGAGAAGGACACGATGTAGTGTTCCCTTACTATGACCCTGAGAACCCCAACCAGCCTATTGCAGCAAAGCGTAGGATGCAGGGTAAACGATTCGTAGCAGAAGGAGAGATTAGTCAGGCAGGATTGTTCGGACAGACAGTATTCCCTGCTGGCGGTAGGTCTATTACTATCGTAGAGGGCGAGTATGACGCTCTAGCAGTCTATCAAATGAACGGCGGCTACCCTGTAGTCTCCATTAGAAACGGCGCACAATCGGCGCTGAAGGATTGTCAAAGTGCTTATGAGTATCTTGATAGTTTTGAGCGCGTGGTCATTTTCTTTGATAATGATGACCCCGGACGCAAGGCAGCTAACGCCGTGGCAGATTTATTCGGTGCAAAGGCGGCACTGTTTCCCCACGCCGATGGCCTTAAGGATGCTAACGATTACCTCGCCAAAGGTAAAACTAAAACCTTCACCTCAGCGTGGTGGGCTGCAAAGCCATATACACCAGAAGGGATTGTATCCGCTGCTGATCTGCTAGATGCTATCAAAGTACCTCTGAAGCGATCACAGTTGAAGTATCCTTTTGAGAAGCTCGACAACATGATGTATGGCATACGTGAGGCTGAGCTAGTGACGCTGTGCGCTGGTAGTGGCCTAGGTAAGTCTACTATCCTGCGTGAGATAGCTGTGGCTATGATGGGGTATGGTAACAGTCCTATTGGCTTGATGTTCTTGGAGGAGACACCAGAACGTACATTACGTGGTTTGATTGGGTTAGAGATGAACAAACCTATTCACCTGCCTGATGTAGAGTATGACCCGCAAGAGGTGGTAGAGGTTTACGAAAGTAAGCAGTACGATAAGCGTGTGTTCTTATGGGATAGCTTCGGTAGTAATGAGATGGAACGTGTGCTTGCTAGGATGCGCTACTTTGTCAAGGTGCTAGGCTGTCAGTTCATTATCCTAGATCACTTGTCTATCCTTGTGAGCGACCAGCATAATGGTGACGAACGTAAGGCTATTGACATGATTATGACAAAGCTACGTGTGTTTGCTCAGGAGATGCGTATCACACTGCTGCTGGTGTCTCACCTAACACGACCTCCCGGCAAATCACTAGAGGATGGTGCAGTGACTAGCCTAGGTATGCTACGTGGCTCAGGAGCCATTGCACAGCTATCTGATGCGGTCATAGGAGCAGAGCGTAACAGTCAGGCTGAAGACCCTGTAGAGCGTAACACCACTAAGCTACGTGTATTGAAGAATCGCTTTAGTGGTAAGACAGGCCCAGCAGGTAACTTGTTTTATGACGAAGAAACTGGTAGACTTAGTGAAGTTGATTTGGAGGAAGCATTATGAGATGTGTAGCTTGTAACGTAGAACTAACAGACTTGGAAGCAACCCGCAAGGGTTATGAGTCAGACGAGTACCTAGATATGTGCAACAAGTGTTGCGCTGAAGCAGGTATCATTGGTAGTGATAGGGAGGACTTGATTACCGCAGCAGATGAGTATACAATAGACTTTGAGATACTGGATGACTGGTATCAGAACCATACATCAATCTTGGATGATAGTGATAGATATGAGTAGAATCAGTGACTACTTACTAGAGTGTGAAGCAAACGAGTACCAAAACATTACAGATGCACAGGCATCATTGATAACACAATACGAGGAATACTTTAATGTTGTATATCGACATAGAAACGGACGGACTCAACCCGTCACAGATATGGTTGTGCGGCGTAGCAGAGGACGACAAGCCACCCTTTCCAGTCTTCTCAGCGACTGAGCTACAACGTCTGGTTGATCGTGCTGATGCCGTGGTAGCACACAACGGTATCAAGTTTGATTACCCTGTACTGCGTAGGCTGTGGGGAATTAACTTTGATAATACACGGCTGATAGATAGTTATGTACTCTCATCCCTTGCCAGCCCTTCCAGAGATGGTGGTCATGGTCTAGGTGCTTGGGGCGCTACTCTAGGCTATCAGAAGGGCGACCACAGTGACTGGTCAAAACTGTCTGATGAGATGATTCAGTACTGTTTGCGTGATGTATCTGTGATGCGTAAAGCTGTCAAGGTAATCACCAAAGAGCTATCTGACTTCTCTAACGGATGTGCTGACCTAGAGCATAAGGTTGCTGAGATCATGTACCGTCAGGAACGTACAGGCTTTAAGCTTGATGTACCCAAGGCTGAAGAACTATACGCTCACTGCTGTCGTGTAATGAACGAGGTAGAATCATCACTACAAGCTCAGTTCCAACCCATCGTAGAGGAGCGGTGGTCTGAGAAGACTGGTAAACAGTTAAAGACTAAGATTACACCTTTCAACATAGGCAGTCGTAAGCAGATTGGTGAGCGTCTAATGTCTATTGGCTGGAAGCCTAAGCAGTTCACTGATGGTGGTCAACCCAAGGTAGACGAGACTGTACTGTCTAAGCTACCTTAC